AGGGGGGAAGCTAGATGCCCTTCAAGATACAGCACAGGGTCTTACTAAACCAGAAGATACTGATAAAACAACCCCATACGAGATCTTGGAACAGCATTGTCTAATAGACTTTGACCAAGACGGGTATGCAGAACCTTATATTGTATATCTACGTAGAGATACTAAACAGGTCTTACGAATTGTCCCACGATTCTTTCCAACTTCTGTAGAGAGAGATGCTAACGGAAAAGTACTTAGAATTAAATCAGAAGTCTACTTCACAAAGTTTCCGTTTATCCCTTCTCCAGATGGCGGATTCTATGACCTCGGGTTTGGTGTACTTCTGGGCCCCCTTAACGAAGCGATTGATACTATTATCAATCAACTTGTTGACTGCGGAACAATGGCAAACACAGCAGGTGGGTTCTTATCTCGAGGAATTAAGTTGCGGGGTGGGAACTATAATTTTGCCCCTCTCGAATGGAAACACGTTGATACAACCGGTGATGATTTACGGAAAGGAATTGTACCCCTCCCTGTACGGGAACCAAGTCAAGTCCTCTTTACCCTCCTATCTCTCCTCATTAACTACGGAGAACGGATTGGTGGGTCGGTCGATATTCTTGTAGGAGAAAACCCAGGACAGAATACTCCGGCAGAAACCAGTCGTACTATGGCAGAGCAGGGTATGAAAGTCTTTAACGGAATCTTTAAACGTACCTACAGAGCCCTTCGTTCTGAATTTAGGAAACTTTATAGACTTAATCAGTTGCATCTTAATGAAGTTGCGGAATTTAAAGGAGGTGGTCCGAACTTTGTCCATCCCGATGATTACTTAGGGGATGTTTCTGATATAGCTCCAAGTGCAGACCCCAACATCATTTCAGACAGTCAGCGGATGATGCAGGCAAAATCTATGTTAGAACTGGCTATGACTACGCCAGGAGTTAATATTCATGAAGTTCAAGTGAGATTTGCCAGGGCTCTTAAGGTAGAAGATATTGATAAGATTTTACCAGATCCTAAAGGCCCTAATGCTATTCCTCCAAAGGTAGATCCTAGGATTCAAGTTGCTCAACTCAAAGCCGAGACAGAGAAAGCTCAGATGCAGTTGGACATGAAGTTAGCTCAAGTAGAGATTATGCAAGAAGCACAACTTAACCAAGCTAAGATTCATAAACTGGAAGCAGAGGCTTATCTAGCTATTAAAGAAGCTGGTGGTATAGATACAGGACATACCATCCAGAAGATGCAGGCAATGATATCCCTGGCTAAAGCCAAGCAAGAGGGTTTAATGACAGCAGTATCACATATGATAAAAGCATCAGAAGTAGATTTGAAAAAGCAACAACAGCAATCTCAGAAGGAACTTGGTGCACTGTAGATTTAAATAGGAGAGAGTAATAAATGGTTATTACAAGACAAGAGTTTGACGAATGGCACAACCATTCAATCACAGTAGAGTTTAGGAAGGCCCTGTTTTCAGATAGAGAACTTCTAAAAGAGATGCTTCTAGCAGGTACTGAAAATGATGAGAAGGTGCGTGGACAAGCAGCAGCAATTGCCAGCATTCTTCGAATGACATACGAAGACCTAATAGAATCTTTACGAGATAAAGAATATGAATAATAGTGGGATTCATCCTATCCTTAATAGGATATTAATCTTACCACTTGTTGTAGAACAGACCACAGCTAGTGGGATTGTGTTAGCAACAAACGAAACATCAGAACGCGAACAGTTAGCGAATACTACGGGCACAGTTATTGCTATAGGGGAAGAAGTCCCTGCTTCAATAGAACCGGGAATGAAAGTAGTATATGCTAAGTACTCCGGTCTAATGTATCAAGGCAAAGACACTATACAATATCGTATGATCAACTATGAAGATCTAGTTGCCAAGTTAGACAATGATGTGCATCTAGTAGATCCACATCTCTCAAAGGGAGTTAAATAATGAGTGATTTAGAAAAAACTGTTGAGGATAAAGAAATAATCGCGGATGCTCGGGATTATGAATCAGAAGCAATTGCCCAGGGCTGGGCTCCTAAAGAAGCATTTCATGGGGCTGAAGAAGACTTTGTAGATGCCAAGACGTTTGTAAAACGCGGCGAACAGATTCTCCCAGTACTTAAAAAGAATAACGAAAAGCTTTTAGCACGTCTTGCTAAAGCTGAAGCAGCTGCAGAGGAAGCACGAACTGCAGCTAAAGAATTTCGAGACTACCAGAAAGACCAATATGAAAGGAAGGTCGAGCAATACGAAATTCAATTGGCTGATCTCAAGAAAGCAAAGCGCGAGGCTCTCTCCCAAGGAGATGGAGATCGTGCTGTAGATCTTGATGATGCCATTGATACTGTCAAAGAAGCTCAACAAGATGCTAAGGCGGAGATTGAGAAGGCTAAGAAAGCCACAGTACAGACACCTCAAGTAGACCCTGCGCTGACATCCTGGTTAGAGAAAAATAGCTGGTTTGGGCAAGATAAGAAACGTACAGCACTCGCTAATGGTGTTGGAGAAGGTGTCCGAGCAGAGTGGCCCCATTTGACAGGACAAGCATTCTTGGATAAACTAGACGAAGAATTAGAAATACTAACACCAAAGAAACAACAAAATCATAATCCAGTAGAAGGGCGTTCTGAAATACGTCCTTCTGGTGGTGGAAAGAAACAGTCATATGACAACTTGCCAGACGACGCCAAAGCAGCCTGCAATAAATTTGTAAAGCAGGGCTTATTGACACGTGAGCAGTATGTGGCAGAGTTTGATTGGTCTTAATTAATTAAAGGGAGAGTATGTCATGCCAAAAGCATTAACGATTGAAGAAAAGAGAGAGCGTAATATGAGTCAGGTTGAGGTCAAAGAAACTACCGCTAGAGAACAGGGACGCACACGAACACGCGCAGTCTTTAATGGTACTCGAGGAAAACTGGATGTTGATGTATCCAAGCTGATAGAAGCTGGTTATCACCCCCATATCTTCAATGATGAACCTGGTCGTATTCAACAAGCGTTAGATGGTGGTTATGAGTTTGTAACTCCCGAAGAGGTAGGAGGACTTCCAGAGAACGTAGTTTCTCGGAATACAGATATTACAACAGATAAGGTTCGTTTCTTAGTAGGCTCTGAAAATGGTGAAGGCCTGTATGCTTATCTTTTAAAGATTAAGCAAGACTGGTATGAGGAAGACCAACGAGATCTTCAGAAACGTAACGATGCTACAGATGCTGCAATCAAACGAGGTAAAGGTGGTTCTAATGATACCACAGGCTTCTATGATGCAGGTACAAAAATACAAACTTAAATAAAGGATATTAAAAATGGCACTTTCAGCAGCTCCTCGTGGGCTAAGTCCTGTCGGGACTTTGAATGGAGCCGCCTATAACGAGCAGGGCCGTATGTACTATATTCCCAATGATGCCAGCAATACTTATGCTGTTGGCGATGTTGTGGTTATAGCGGATGGCGGTGATGCTAATGGCGTTCCAGCAGTAACAAAATATGTACAGGGTACTACTACTCTCCCTCCTTTGGGTGTGATTGTTGGTATTCGTGTAGCTGATCCTGGTGTGTCTTTACAAGGTACTACATTGTCCTTGGAAAAACAATACCTGAATAAATCAGCCGGTAATCATTATGTATGGGTAGTTGATGATTCTAATGTCATCTTCTCCGCACAGTTTGATGTTACTGGTGCTGCACAAACTGCAATGCACAAACTGTGTTCCACCAATCAAGCGGCTGATCAAACAGCAACTCTAAACCAATCATCTCCGTATTCAAGTACGGCTCTGACTGGGGTGGCTACCACTCACGTAAGCAATACGACTATTCTCCAGATTATCGGTGCAGTACAAGATCCGACCAATCAAGGCGCTTTGTCTTCTGCTGCAACTACATCTACTGCCGTGCCGTATGTCTCTGTATTGGTTTGCTGGAATCAGCATCAATACTTTGGCTCTTCGGCTGGCGTATAAAGGAGAATAGATTATGGCTGGCGTAATCACTACTGGCTCGCATCCAAAGGCCCTTTGGCCTGGGGTAAAAGCTTGGTGGGGTCTATCTTATAACGAACATGCTGTTGAATATGACAAGCTGTTTGATAAAGATACCTCATCGCAAAACTATGAAGATCTCGTACAAGATACGGGCTTCGGACTGGTTCCTGTCAAGAATGAAGGGGCTGGTGTTAACTACGATTCCAGTGTTCAAGGTTTCACGACTCGCGCAACGCATGTTGCATATGCAATGGGCTACATCGTAACCAAAGAAGAAATGGATGATAACCTGTACGAGAAAGTAAGTAAGGCTCGCTCTGGTTCTCTGGCAATGGCTTTCCGCCAAACCAAAGAAAACATTGCAGCTAATATTTACAATCGTGCTTTCAATAATGTATATACTGGCGGCGATGCTGTGTCTATGTGTTCTACGGCACATCCAAACACCTCTGGTGGTACCTTCTCAAATCGCCCTTCTGTGGACGTGGATCTTTCTGAAGCTTCTTTGGAAGATGCAATTGTTCAGATTATGGGCTTCCAGAATGATCGTGGCTTACTGATCAATGTAATGCCTCGTTCACTCATCATCGCTCGTCAAGAGTGGTATAATGCTAATCGAATCTTAAAGAGTGTTTACACTCCTGGTTCGGCTAACAACGATATTAACGTGCTGAAGGCTACCAATGCTCTGCCCGAAGGTATTGTAATGAACCACTATCTGACTTCTCCTCACGCC